TAGAAGGCTGTAATAGGCTGTATAAGAGGTTTATAGGTATGAGAGGTGTATTAGTACCTATTAGATAAGAGGTGTGTGTATGAGTATAATATATGACGATAATTGGAGTTTGACTAGGAAGCAGGAGCTAAGCATTATAGAAAGTGATGCTAGAATTAATATCTGGTATGGAGGGGTTAGAGCAGGTAAAACTATTGCTTCTATTATCAGATGGTTAGACTATTTAGCAAGAAACCCAGAAGGTAAGAAAGCTATGATAGGTAAAACTCATAGAACTCTTAGAAGAAATGTACTATCACCTATAAAAGAGTTAGTTGGAAGAGATAACTATTATGAGAATAAAGGTGAAGGTGTAGTTAAGATAGCAGGACAAGAGATTGATATATATGGGGCTAATGATGATAGAAGTGTTGAGAAGATAGCAGGAGCTACATTAGCAGGTACTTACTGTGATGAGGTGTCCTTATGGTCAGAAGATATGTTTAAGATGACTACAGGTAGAAACTCTGTACCAGGAGCTAAATTATTCCTTACTACTAACCCAGCTAACCCAGAACATTGGTTAAAGAAGAACTATATAGATATGAAAGATGAGATGGATATAAAAGCCTTTCACTTTGAGCTAGAAGACAATAAGAGTTTAGAGAGAAGCTATATAGAAGACTTGAAAAAAGAGTATCATGGTGTTTGGTATCAGAGATACATTAAAGGTTTATGGGTATTAGCAGAAGGTCTTGTATATGATATGTATGATAGAGATGTTCATATAGTAGATAAACTACCAGAAATGAAAGAATACTGGGTAGGTATTGATTATGGTACAAGTAATGCTACAGCTTTTATATTAGTTGGTTTAGGACAAGATAATAATATTTATGTAATAGATGAGTATAAACATAGTGGTGGAGATTTACAAAGTAGTAAAACTGATAGTGACTATACAGATGACTTAATAGACTGGCTTAATAAGAATAAAGTACAGCCACAATGGATACTAATAGACCCTTCAGCTAAATCATTTAGAACACAAGTTTGGAATAGTAGAAATAGACATAGAGCATTTAATAGTGTAAGGAAGGGAAACAATAAAGTATTAGATGGTATCAGAACTGTTTCAAGTTTATTCTCTTCTAATAAGCTATATGTATATAGACCTAACTGTAATGAAGTAATAAAGGAGCTTGGCTTATATAGTTGGGATAAGTCAGCACAAGAGCTAGGGCAGGATAGACCAGCTAAGAAACATGACCATTTAATGGACGCTTTAAGGTATGCAATTATGGGTATAGACAATTCAATTCTTAATAAATTATTGATTGAGAGAAGGTGAAAGTGAGTGTTTAATACAAACAAGATAGAGTTCCCTCCTAAAAGAGATAAAGAGGTATTTGACAAGCTAGAAGAATGGTCTGCTTGGTATAGTGGAAGCTCACAGAGATTATTAGAGTTTTATCAGAGAAAGTTACCTCACACTATAGGACATGTAGATAATAGCAAGTTTTGGAGAGAGTACGCTAGTGAAGGAGAAGAAAGGATACATATACCTTTAGCTAGTGATATAAGTGAGTATTCAGCAGGTTTATTATTTAGTGAGCCACCTAATATTTATGTAAAAGAAGCTAATGAAGAGAACCCTTCTTCTGTAGCAGTAAATACACAAGAGAGATTAAGATACATTACAGAGAAAAATAACTCTTATCAGATATTTGTGGAGAGTGCAGAAACAGCTAGTGCTTTAGGTGGAGCTTATTTGAAGATTAATTGGGATAAAGAGGTTGCAGATGTACCACTTCTAAGAGTGGCTCAGCCAGATAATGCTATTCCAGAATTTAAGTATGGTTTTCTTACTAAGGTGACATTTTTTAGGACAGTAAAAGAAGATGCTAGTTCTACTTATAGACACTTTGAGATACATTCTAAAGGTAAGATAGAGAATAAGCTATTTAAAGGAAGTACAGACTATTTAGGTAAAGAAATTGATTTATCCTATTTAGAGGAAACACAAGGACTATTACCAGAGATTGAAACAGGTATAAATGATTTATTAGTCAGATATATTCCTAATGATTTACCTAATAGAATGTGGAGAGATAAGCATATAGGTAATAGTGACTATCAAGGTTTAGAAGGCTTATTTGACAGTTTAGATGAAGTTTACTCTAGTCTTATGAGAGAAATTAAATTATCTAAAGCTGATAAGATAGTTCCAGAAAGTTGGTTATCTTATAATGAAGCTACATCTAAGTTAGAATATAGAGATAAAATGACTTATACAGGTATGAATATTCCACCAGATGAAATGCAGAAACCAGAACTATTACAACCTAAAATTAGAACAGATAAGTATATACAAACTATACTACATTTAACTGATAGAATAGTTGATAGTGCTGGATATGCTCCTCAAAGTTTTGGTCTTAATATTAAGAACAGAGCAGAGAGTGGAACAGCATTAAGAATAAGAGAGAGAAAGAGTTTAAAGACTAGAAGTAAGAAAGAGAAATACTTTAAAAAGCCTATACAGGATATGATGGAATTACTATTAAAAGTAGATAGAGTACAGTTTGGTACAAGTATGATTGACCCTAATTTAGAAGTTAAGGTTACTTTTGCTGATAGTATTCAAGAAGACCCTACAGAGATTGCACAAAGTCTAAGAGATATTGAGAGTGCTGTAGCTATGAGTGTAGAACAGAAAGTAAAAACATTGCACCCAGAATGGTCTGATAAAGAGGTTGCTAGAGAAGTTAAGAAGGTTAAAGATGAATATAATATTACTACTATAGGTGAGGAGGAATAAGAATGATAGATACAGCTACCCTTAATGGAGCAAGAGATAGTATTAATAGTGATTTTCAAGGGATTGTATTAGTTGATAGTTTAGGTACAGAAGTTTCAGATGTAATACCTACTAGTTCAACCCCAGATTTTACACCTACTTATGTTTGGGATACTACTACAGATGGTAGAATACAATTAGCTCAAGATGTACCATTTAGTATAGCTGCTGGTGTAGAGGTTGCTGGTTGGAGAGCTAAAAGTGGTACTACAGATTTTGGTGGTAATTGGCAATGGGATACAGGATTTATTCTTGGTGAAGACTTTAATACAAGTGTAACCTTTTCTAGTGCAGGAGAATTTACATTAGAAGGAACACCTACCTATATTCAAATTAGTTTAGTATAAGAGAGGGGTTGTAAATAATGGCTACAAGTATAACTACAACCTCTGAATTTCTAAATATGTCACTTAGTGGTGATTATATATTAGAAGCTGACCTAGACTTTGGTGGAGCAGAAATAGTTGGTATAGGGCAAACTAGTGAAACATTTTTTACAGGTCACTTTGACGGTAACTATCACACTATTAGTAATTATAGAATAAATTTCTCAAATGTGGGTACATTATTTTATGGTGTAGGTTTAAATGGAATAGTGGAAAGACTTACTATAGACAATGGTAAACCACAGACAGGTTATTATGCAGGAATGATTGCAGGTTGGACAGAAAAGAATGGAATTATAAGAAATTGTAAAGTAATGAATACTGAAATGTATTTATCTAGTATCCAGTATGGTGGTGTATTTGTTGGTAGAACAATGGATACAAGTAAAGTTGAAAATTGTTTTGCTGTAAATATTACTACAAATGAAAGTAGTTTAGATGGTGCTGTAAGTAATATACTTGATAGCTCTACTACATCAGACTGTTTCTATGTAGATAATTTAGATATTACTGATAATGGTAGTGGTATTCCTCTTACTGATAGTGAAGCTAAGACAGCTAGTACCTATATTGGTACAGGCTTAGACAGCTCTGAATGGACTATAGTAGATGGTGAGTATCCAGTATTAGGTGTACAGGCACAGCAAGAGAGTGATGGTATTCATGTACCTATAAGTATAGCTATTAACTCTCAAACAGTCTTAGAAAGACATTCAGATGGTGTAGAAATAGATTTAGGAATAGATGTAAATTCACAGGTAATATTAGAAAGACACTCTAATGGTATAGATGTTGGTTTACAGATAGACATAAACTCACAGGAAGTTACAGAGAGCTACTCTAATGGGTCTAATATAGACTTAAATATAGAAGTAAGCTCACAAGAGTTAGAAACCTTTAGTAGAGGGTCTAGCGTTGATTTAGTGATTAATATTGAAGGTGAAGGAAGACAGACTTTAGATTTAATACAAGAAACTATTCTATTAGCTGACTTAGAAAGAGGTATTACTCTTAAAGGTGATAGAAATGTAAATATAAATCTGATAGGTACTAAAGATAGTGAAACTATTCTCAATGCAGAATTTTAAAAAGAGAGGTGATTAAATGACACCTACTAATGAAGATTTTAGAATGTTTCAAGGTAATACTAAAAAGGTAATATTTGAAACTACAGGTATAGCAAGTATAGCTGAAATAAACAATATTGATTGGTATGTAGTATTTAGTAATAATCAAGATGAGGTTGTATTAGAAAAGAATTATCCAGAAGATATTAGTATAGAAGTTGATAGTGAAGATAGTTCAATCCACTTAATATCTTTTATTATAGATGAGTTAGATACTGCTGATTTAGAGCCTAGAAAGTATATACATGAATTGAAACTGAAAGATACTGATACAGGTACAGATTATACTTCTACTATTAGTAGAGGTGACTTTAGACTGATAAAATCAATAAATCCTTAAATCGACACTAAAGTCGTTAAAATGAAAGGAGAATGATACTAATGGAAGATGAAAGAAAGAAAGATGAAGAGAAGATGGAACAAGAAGACAATACTGGTAATGAGAAAGAAGAAGAGTTTGACCCTATCCCTTATGATAGATTTAAAGAAGTGAATGATGAGAGAAAAGAACTAGCTGATAAGTTGAAGAAGATGGAAGAGAAAGACTCTAAAACTGATGAATACAAGACAAAACTTGAAAAAATGCAAAATCAGTTGAAGGAGAAAGATATTAATACTTCTCTTACACTCACAGCATTACAAGAGGGTATCAGAGAAGACGCTTTAGAAGACTTTATGAAGCTAGTGGATAAATCACAGGTAGAAGTAAATGAAGAAGGTGTACAAGGGGTAGAGGAGCTTGTAAAGGACTTTAAAGACAAGAAGAGCTTTCTGTTTAAGAATAGTGGAACAGATAAAGCAGGTAGTGAGTTTAAAGGTAATAATGATTACTCAACAGACAATATTGATAGTATTAAAAGATTAATGGGTTTAAAATAATTAACTAATAAAATTAAAGGAGATTGATACAAATGGCTAACACAATTGCACTTGTAAACAAATATGTACCACTTTTAGATGAGAAATACTCACAGGAGATTAAGACTGCTGATTTAGAAGCAGACCCAGCTATGATACAGGAAACAATGTCAGCTAAGAACTTCTTACTTCCAGAAACAGAGGTATCTGGTTTAGGTAACTATGACAGAAATACTGGATTCCAAGATGGTTCTGTAGATGTAACTTGGACTCCTTATACATTTGATATGGATAGAGGTACACAGTTCAACATTGATGAAGCAGACCAGATGGAAACTGTAGAAGTAGCATTTAGTTCTGCTAGTGGAGAGTTTATTAGAACAGAAGTAGCACCAGAAGTTGACGCTTACAGATTTAGTGCTATCACAGACCAAGCAGACGCTACACAGGTAGTACCAGAAACATTAGACTCTACCACAGTAATTGACGCTATTGATACAGCTATTGAAGCATTAGATGAAGCAGAAGTACCAGAAGAAGATAGAATTTTATATGTAAATCCTTCTATCTACAGACTTCTGAAACAAGCTGACCTAATTGAAAGAAGTTATGATGTACAAGCAGGTAATGGTAATGTAGAAAGAACTATTGCTATGTTTGAAGGTATGAAGCTAGTTAAGGTAGCTAAGAGTAGATTTAATACTGATGTAACTATTCTAGATATTGATGGTACTAATGATGGTGGATACGAAACAGCAGGACAGAATATTAACTTTATGATTGTTCATAAAAAAGCTGTTTTACCAGTAGTTAAATTAGACGGTTTAAGAGTATTCTCACCAGAAGAAAACCAAGATGCTAGACAATGGAAGTTTGACTATAGAATTTATCACACACTTGTAGTACCTACTAATAAGACTAAAGGTGTATATGTATCACATGAGCCTGTAGCATAGTAAATTGATGGTTGGGGAGGGCTTAACTGCTCTTCCCTTTTTTATTACATTGAAACTAATAAATAAAGAGGTGATTAGATGAATTATTCCTCTGTAACTTCGCTAAGTAGCTATCTTAGTGTAGATGAAGAGAGATTACCAGATGACATATATAGAATGATGGAGAGAGCAAGTGAAACAATAGAATACTTTTGTTTAAATAATATTGATATGACTAATGATAGAATAGTAAACACTTTAGAGAAGGCTACTAATGCACAGGTAGAATATTGGTTGAATACTAATGATGAGCTAGGTATAATGCATGTATTTGAAGACTTAAACGCTGGTGCAGATATAAACATTAGTAGAAGTGGAAGACTACCAGAACTAGCTCCTAGAGCCAAGAGAGAACTATTAAAGAATGGTTTACTTAATGTAGGTGTATAGGAGGTGTTTTAATGTTCAATAATAATAAAGTATATAGTGATTTTCAAGCTAATTACTTTAAAAATACAATTAGTAAGAGTTTAAAAATGTTTCCTGCTCACATAGTTTTAGACTTTCAGATATTTGTACCAAGTACAGCAGACCCTAACCCTGTTTATACAGTTGATAAAGACATTCGAATAGCAACAGATAATATAGACCAGTTTAATATAGTTAGGTATCCTTATGGTGATATACAAGAAGGAGATTTAGCTGTATTTATTCCAGTAGATTTATTCCCAGACCCCCCAGAAGGTCACGATATGGGAGATTTAATTAATACAGAAATAATTATAAAAGGTCATACCTTTACTACAACTAGAGATTTTATAAGAAGAGCTTATATTAATGATGAGTTCATGTTCTGGGCTACTGTAGTTTCCTATTAATATAGAGGTGTTGTAATTGGCAGATGAAAACTTCCTTTCAAATAAAGAGATAATTGGTAATTTGATGGATAGAATGAATGAACTAGAAAGTTCCCTCTCTGAAACAAATAGAATAATAGTTGAGTATAATGGTTTGAGAGAAGACTTAGAAGAAACAGAAATTGAAGTAGAAGAAATGAAAGATGATTTAGAACAGGTAAAATGTAGTGTTAGTGATATAGAAACTAATCAACAAATAGGTACTAGTATTAAAGAGAAACTTATTAAATATAGTAGCTGGATATTTGGGTTTATTATGTTTATGCTCTACCTATATGAGTTAGGGATATTAGATAAACTGATAGGGTGATATTATGAATGATATTCAGATAAGTAAAAACTTTAAATTGAGTGAATTTGAGTGTACTCACCCAGACCATAATCATGTACAAGTAGATGAGGTACTTTTAGAGAGGTTACAGAAGTTAAGAGATACTCTAGGTGTACCTTTAATTATAAACTCTGCTTATAGGTGTGAATTAAGGAATAGACAGGTAGGAGGAGCTTTAAATAGCTTACACAAGGAAGGTAAGGCTGTTGATATTTCATTAAGAACAATACCAATAGGAATAAATGAACTAGAGGAACTGGCAGAAGAAATAGGGTTTGATGGGATAGGTAAGTATTATACTTTTATTCACTTAGATGTGAGAGGATATAGAGCTAGATGGGATAATAGATGAATATAAGCAGGGATAAGCTCTTATATGAACAGGAAGATATAGACACTCTAATAGACAAAGCTAATGAAGAAATAGCTAATACAGAGCTTGAACAGGTCTATGATGATGATAAGCTAAATAGAATGGTTATAGAGTGGGATATATTGAGGAATGATGAAATGAAGGTAAAGATAGCTAGGTATATGTTGATTTTACTTTACAAATTAGGAGGTAAAAGGATAATGAATGAAATGGTAGCTAAAGCAATAGAAGCATTGATGGAAACTGATTTAGATGACAAGTTTTATAAGATTTTAGCTGATAAGGTGAAAGAGGAAATTCCTGGTACTCAGTATGAGCCTATTATGGGTGAATTACTGATACAGCTAGGTAATGAATTGAAGAAACCAGAGGACTTAAAATAAAATTAGGTATAAAAAAAGCCCCTATCAATTAAGGTAGGGGTTAATTTTTTGTCTATTAAGTTATGATAGAGCTATAATTACTACTACACCTAGAAACCAGATAGTACCAGCACAAAGACTAGCTTTTAGTAATAGTTTAAGATTAAGTAATTCCTTTAGCATATAATCACCTCTTAAACCATTATATACTTCTCCTGCTTCCTAGTCAAACTCCAATTATCGTCATATATTATACTCATACACACACCTCTTATCTAATAGGTACTAATACACCTCTCATACCTATAAACCTCTTATACAGCCTATTACAGCCTTCTA